CGCCTCTGTTGATGGTTTTTGATATTCGGTTGACGATTTCTCGATTACGTGGTTCGTTATCAAAAACGTAAATATAATCGCTCCAATTAAACGTCCCAATATCAACGTCGGACCCACACATAGCAACAGCATTTTTGATAAACGTGGAGTCGAAGGGTCCCTCAACAATGTAAATGGGTTCCGAAGAATCCACTTGGTCCAGTCCATAAAGTTTGGGCGAATCATCAGAGAGCATCACAGTAATGTATTTAACAGGGTTGGGTCCGAGTGCTCTTCCCTGAAAACCTATCAAGTTAGAGTCTGTATCATACATTGGTATAATAATGCGACTCTCATCCCTACCGATAGTGTCAAATGTAACTTTTTGAGTGTTAGTCCACTCTTTAAATTTGTCAGCAAAATAAAACTTTTCTGGATTGAGTTTTCGCTTTTGCAGATACTCTTTGGCAATGGGAATCTCTGATGCTTTGGGTAGATCCAGTTTCTTTTTAAAGATTGGTTTAGCAAACTCAAATTTAGGTTCCTCCACTACAAAGTTTCTGCCAGTATGCCCTTCCTTAAACTTTTCCAGAGTGTATTGTTTATGAAGTGTAGGGTCTAATTCTTTGAGAAAATTATTGAAGGATAAACTTGCTCCGCAGTTATGACACTTAAAGTTCGTATTATTCTTGACAGGATATAAGTATCCCCGTGCCTTTGTTTTGTTACGTTGAGAGTCACCACATATGGGGCAGCGGAAGTTGTAGAGATCTGCCTTGACTCTCTTAAACTTTTGTAAGCGTGACGAAACGAGTCCAATGTACTTGGAGTCAATCAAATCCATTATAAAGAGGTTATTACTTCGCTCTTTCTATTGTAGCAGACGTTGGAACCTTAGTCAAAGTTGGAATTAGTGTTGGGAGAATACCAATCAAAACTAAGGCAAGAGCAATTACACCACCAATCTGCCAACGAAATTTATACAAACCATCAATCTTACTTTCCATATCTTCTACTTTCTTACACAACTCATTATCATCTTTACTACATTGATCTAGTCTTTCATCATGAACAGCGAGCATCTTACAGATATTTTGATTGGTTTCACTTAATGTTTGAATGGCAGTATCAACCTTATCAATAATCTGCTCATGTGCCTTAAAACGTTCTTGCAATACCGCTATTTGTATTTTAGAATCGTTACTGAACATTTTTTTATTGCGGTGGTTTTCTTCTTTGCATCCAACGAGAACGAGATCCTTTTCCACCATAGATATATTTTTTCTTTGGAGCAGGCATTACAGGATCATAACCAGCAACTGGACCTTTTGGATCAGCAGAACCAGTGAATCCGCCGGCACCTACAACCATACCTTCCTCTTTAAGGGTACGAATAATTTGAATTACTTTATCTAACTTATTCATTAAATTTCCTGCAATTGAGAAAGACACTCATTATCTTCTGGAATATCATGAATTTGAGTTCTAGGATATTCTGGAAAACGATTCAAAAAAATCAAAAAACTTTTTATAGATGGCCACAATTCTTTTTCTAAGTTATAGAATAAAAGAGGAACTGCTGCATCATTAAAAACATTAAACAATATAATTAAATGATTTAATATAAGATGAGTTTTAAGTTCACCAGTATTCTTGTATCTTTTCAATAATCTTTTTACATAACGAATTCTTTTCAAGTCAGTTTCAAAATCCTCCATAGTCAATGCTTGAGGATTCTCATAGAATTTTATAGCAAATAACAAATAATTGTCATCATTCAATTCATCAAATCTCATACCATATTATCAGCTTTCTGGATATCTGGTGTCGTCTTCAGCGTCACCTGCAATCGTGCTTCCCGCAACTAAAGTTTCAGACTTAACTCTGAAGTTACCGTGACAATCAACATAGGTTGTTACTCCAACCCATCCAGCGTGTGCTACTGCATAGGCGGCATTCTTTCCACCAACAGTTCTGCCAGCGGCAACATTTGCCTCAGTAGTACCAACACCAAATACAGCAGAGAATCTATTCGCTTTTACATCAGGAGCAAAATATTGCCCATCCTCAAGAGTATACTTTGGTTTTTGTGTTACGGTATATCCAGCACCAGCAATCGTATTGAGTGTTGGGTGAGGAATCAAGAACTGTGTAGATCCGATTGAAAGTTGAGTGGCAGAGGTAATTCCAGTAATGACCGCTTGACCATATGTTGCACCAGCGCCAACGACTAAAATATCGCCCGTTGAGATACCAGCAGTTACAAAGGTTGTACCACTTCCAAGTACAACTTCAGTACCAAGATTAATTGTAATAGTTCCAGTGAGATTGCTAAAAGAATCTTTATTGCCCCAAAGAGCCATGTTTCCTTACCTATAAATTCTTTGTATACAGATATTTATAAAAAAAGGAGACCTTTAGTTTTGGTCTCCTCGTTTTTGTTTTTATTTAATTCAAGGAGTTAGATCTTTTGCACCTTTATTCTTCAGTTGTGCTTGAACTTGAAGAAGAATAAGTGAAAGAATACCGTTTGATTTTACCTTTGGGTTTGCTCCAAGTGCTTCCGAAACTGCAAAAAGAACAGTTGCGATAAGAGCCTGATTCGCTAAACACCAAGCGACGACTGCCGACATGATGACCTCCGTATGAAGAGTATCCTGTCCTATTTAGCAATCAATCGTATCTTGAATGCATCATGTCCTGTGCTCTTTGAGCATCAGCACGACGCTTTGCTACTTTTTGTGCTGGTGATGCAGGTCCACCATATTCACCAGCTGCAGGTGGTTTTTTGCCAGGAACTTTTTTACGTTGTCCAGCAGGTTTTCCTTCCATTCCACGAATTGTCTTTTTTACAGAACGATATGCTGGATCTGAACTACCACCACTTTGCTTTCCTTGCTCTCTTTCAAGACGATTTAATTCATCAATTTGCTCACCTTCTGGTTCATAAGACATCTTAAGACCCATTGCTCTCATCTTATTCTTAACAAGATTAATCTTGGTTGGGATTTCTCTAGGGTCTTCTACACCACCTTCACTCTTTTTGAGTTTTGGTTTTTCATCCATACCACAATCTGCTTCTTCCTTATGAACTGGAAGACCCTTATGCTTTGTCTTAGCAAACTTCTTTGCTTCTTTTTTACTCATTCCAGCGGCTGCTTTTGCAACTTCAGGAGAAGCGGGGGTCTCACCTTTTTTAGCAGCATAAACCATTCCCATAAACTTTTGCTGAGCCTGACTTACTGCTTTCTCAGATAAGAAAGGTCCTTCCATTTCATGGTGTGCAACTTGCATATATGAAGTTACATTTCTTCCAGTACCAGTTCCAGGAACTTCTGGATTAATTTTAACTGTGTTTTTTCCCTTCATTACATCAATCTTCTTATCATTTGCATCAGGATTTGCTGACTCATCATTTATTTCACCAAGAAATTCTTCAGCAACACCTTTTCTTTTCTCAATTGCTGCACCGCGAACTTTTCTACGATTTAAAAGATACTTATCAGTCTTATCGTGGTCACCATCATTATCAATGTCCTTATCTTCCCTACCAACTGGATCTAAACCTTTACCTGCTTTTACTCTTGCGGTTTGCTCACCCTTCTTTCTCTCACCTTCATAAGGATCACCATATTCCGTCATTTCAACTTCTTTAATATTTGGATTTGCACGAAGAGCACTAATTTTATCACGAGTGGCATATCTGACATAAGAACGACCGTCTTTACCAGTTACTCTTACCTTATATTTTCTATGCTCAGCAGTCTCCATCTTCTCCATATAAGTTAGACGGATTGGTTCTTCTTCTTTCTGAACTCCCTCTACAAATACTTTATAAAGTGCATTTGCAACACTAGTAGACGCAAACTCTTCAATATTAAAATCTTCTGCTTGCATTCCACCCTTGCCAAATAATTTCTGTTTTACCAAAGTCTTTTCTTGCTGACTCATATTGCTATTTTGCATATATTGAGAATATGCTTGGCGAAGAGGAAGTTCTTCTCTTCTGGCACGATACCGAATATCATAAATCGCTTGCTTTACTCTCTTTTCTGGAGACTTTCCACCAGCTTCCTTTTTATCTCCGCCAGCAGGAGCTGCAGCAGCAGGAGCGTGTTTTCTTGCTGGAAGCTCTTCAGCAATATGTTTTTTCATGAGAAAATTTTACTTTTTACTTTTTCTATATTTATTTATGAATTGCTTAATATCATATCCCATATATGCCTTTCCACCATATTGCAAATTCTCTTTTCCCGTTCCAATTGCACCTGGTGTCATATCAGAAAAATGTTTAAATGCACCTAAAGTTCCTACAAGAGTATTAGGATGAATTTTATCTCTCATTTTACTATCCATTCTAACTTCAGTATATTCAACCAAATCTTTAATCCACGATTTGAACATTTGACCAGACTCGGTAACGCAAATTAGATAATTCGTCCCTCTACGAATAATACGTCCAACTAATCCAGTGTTTAAATTTTCAACTTTTTCACCTAGTTTAAAAATGGACTCTGTAAGATAATTTTCACGAAGAGTTTGAAAATCAAACTTAGGTGCAATCTGCCAAATATCCCAACCTTCTTTTACGCTCATTGCACCACGAAGGATGTTGAAAAGTTCTTTTGCTTCTGCTGGTTTGACTTCAGGAGGAAGACCTGAACGGAAAGTTTTAAAATCTCCTTCTGCAGCGGCAAGTCTCATTCTTGATGCAGACATTCCTTCTACACCTTTTGCGTCAGGATCTCTATCACCAGCAGAAACTACTTCAATATTATCAAAGTTATAAAGTTGACCATTATACTGAGTAGAAAGTTTTTCAAATTCCTTAACTCTATCAGCACCACCAATAATTCTTACACCAGCATAACCATTATTATGTGCCATTTTTAAGACATCAAAAATGGTTTTAGTATTTGCATCATTTACAATATTACCTGCATGATTTGGATAAAACTTCTGCATATAAGCAATCTTTGTATCAGGATCAAGAGGATTCTTTTTCTTATCCTGACTTCTTGAAGGGAAGATTAAATATTGCCCATCTTTGTCCTGAGACGCTGCCTGTGCCGCAACATCCATTAATTGCTGATGTCCAATTGTTGGTGGGTTAAAACGACCAAATGCAACTGTAAGAGTTCCCTTGGTTTTAGGAACTGGAAGATATTGTGAAGGAGGTTGTTCTTGTGTTACTGCTTGTTGTTCTGGTGCAGGTGCTTGCTGCTGAACAGGTTGTTGTTGGAGTGCTGGGTCATTATAACCAGGAGATGCAATTGTCTTCTCCTTTTCAGTTTGTGGTCCGTCTTTCTGACCTACTCTTTGACGCTTATTATAAAACTTTAGTTGCCCACCTTCAGTTTTTGCTACAAACTCTCCCTGCTTATCATACCAACCACCATGACCATCCCCAACAAGACCAAGACGCTGTGCTTGTTGAGATGCGGTTGCTTCTGTTATGAATTGGAAAAAACTTTTCATTATCTATTTTAAATATGTATCCAGTTACTCTTATATTATGTATTTATTTCATACAAATCTTGAAATAGTTCTTCCACCAATTGGTTGTATAATGACTCTAGCACCTTTTATCCCATGATCACTGCGATCTCCTTTATATACACCTAGAAATACTGGTTCATAATTACCACTTATTCTATCGCCATTGTTTAATTTATGTCCAGAGCAAGTTAATTCATAATATCTTCCCCTGCTTTGAATATTTAATATTCCTTGCATAGTAACATCTACATTATTTTCACCTTTCACTCCACCGTAACCACTTCCATAAACCGCCATTTTTTTCAGATTTTCATCTTGAATTTTTCTACCAACCGTTGTAGCTGCTGGCATTCCATTGGCAAACATTTCTTTTAAGGTGTTTATAAATGCTTGGGTTTCTGGATGATTATAAATCAAAGGTTCTACCCTTTGAGACGTTCCAGACCATTGTTGAAATGCCTTTGGTCCATCACCAGCTTTATGAGAAACGTGTCCAACGTATCCAGAAACTCCCCTAAAGTGAAAATCACATTTGGGTGTTCCGGGAGTGCTTTCACATAAACCAACTTGATATGTTGTTGCACCAACTTTTAGAGGTATAATTTCTGTACCTAATTTATCAAAAATTACATTTAATTGTTGATTGATTCTTACAATCTGAGCATCTTCTTGTGCTGTAGTCGCTTGAGTTCTACCAGAAAATTCAGAATCTTTAAAAATTTGAGTTAGACTTATATACTGTCCCGAAATAGTTGGAAGCATTATGGATCTTCCACTTTTAAATCTTTCAAAATGACTAAGAGTAGTTAATTCTTTTAAAATAGATTTATCTAATTTTACTTTAGTTCCGTTTGATTCTGATAAAATAAAATCTTTCCCTATTCTTATTCTATTTAAAAAAATATTAAAATTATTTCTTTTTGCAAGTTCACTAGGACTTAACGTAGCCATTTTTATTTTTATTTAGAAGTGCCCAAAAGAGGACTTGAACCTCCACAGAATACTCTACAGGAACCTAAACCCTGCGCGTCTACCAATTCCGCCATTTGGGCAAAGTGGAGAATAGCGGGTTCGAACCGCTGACCTCCTGAATGCAAATCAGGCGCACTACCAACTGTGCTAATTCCCCAATAAAAAATATTATATCACTTCATAGGCATAAGGTCAAATAGTTCTGGATGAAGTTGCCCATACTTTCTCATCAGTTCACCTGCCTTTGCATTTGCTTGATTTTCAGTTGGGCTGCCAGCATGAGAACTATTACGGTCTAAACCTTTTTCCATATGCTGCTTATAATGAACATATTCGTGAGCAAGAGTTCTCAAAATATCCATAGGATGACGATTAATAACACTCAAATGAATGGCATTATCTTTTGATATTTCCCCAAATGCTGCAATTCTTTTTGCAAAGTCGGCATCATCTACTAAAATGATTGGAATATCATAAGTAAGACGCAACTCTCTTTTTAAGAAAACAATAAATCTTTTGAGAATTGCATCAAACTGAATTTGAGTAATTGGTCTTCCTTTTCTTTTACCAAGAAGAGACATATTTTTTAAAATATTTATTAGGCACCAAGAACTGCGCCAAGATTATCATCAATGTCTTGAACAACCGTGCGAATGTCAGAGATGCGAGGAGGAACACTTACTTCATCATAAGTATATCCTTTTTGTGCCTCAAATAAAACTTGACGAACTGCTGCGGCACAGCGAGCATCCATTTTGATTGTTACTTTCTTATCTTTAGTCATCGGTCGTCAGCAGCACGGTTTTCAGAGAAATAAACATCAAAAGCACCCTCAGGATAACGCTTAAGAAGTTTTTGTACATTGCGAGCAACAACATCATCAAGTGTAGTATCCAGTGCCATACAAGCCTGGGCAACATACCACATAATATCTCCCAGTTCAATAATCAGGTGCTCACGGTTGTCCTCAGTATAAGGTTTGCCCTGAAACACCATCTTCTTCACGATTTCCATAAACTCACCGCCTTCGGCATTGATACCAACAGCAGCAGTCAGGAGTCGCTCAATATTAGCACCTTTTTCATCCAGTTGAACCAGACGATCAGAGAGAGCAAGAAAGTCCTTAGATGCATCAGAAGTTACGGCATCTACAAACTCAGCATACTTATCAAAATTAACGTGTTTAGTTTCCATTAAAATTTAAATCCTTCAAACGACTTTTTAGGTTTCTTGTCTTCGTAATCATTATACTCGTCTTCGTTTCCAGAGTCAAGTATATCTTTTTGTGCTGACTGCTCACAATCATACAATCTCATTTTGGCACGATCAATACCCACAATGAAACGCTTAAAGATTGTGGGGTCATTGTATCGGTTCTTTAATTGCTTCACCATAATCTGTCCCAACTGCTCAAGCTCTTCAGTGCTAATAAGGGCAAACATAAGATCAGCAGTAGCAGGCAAACCAAAGGACTCACTAGTATCAGTAAGTTCAACATCAGAAGAACCAAAACCTGAACGAGTGGTCTGAGTAGCGGAGACAATCGGGACATTAAATTCCACTGCGAGCCCCCTAAGTTCCTCAGCAATTGCTTTGATGTATGAATATGAATTGACAGAAAGGTTTGACTTATACCTGCTGGAAGCACATATATTAAGGTAATCAATGAAAATAATATCAGGTCTAAATGACTTCTTGAGAGCAAGTTCATTGAGAAGTGCCTTAAAGTGTCCTGAATGTGCTGAAGCAGTTGGGTATTCTTTAATAACTAAAGAACCTTGTGTCTTCTTCGCAATACTATTTACTTTGTTCTCAAACGTTGAGCGTGGGAGATCAACCAATTGCTGAATCGGTACATTGAGAAGGTTCGCATCAATCCTTTCTGCAATTCGCTCTTCTGCCATTTCAAGAGTGATATAGAGAACGGACCTGCCTTGCAGTAGGACGGAAGCAGCCAAATGACACATGAATAGCGATTTCCCAACGCCCGTCCCAGCGAGAGCGATATTGAGAGTCTTATTAGGGAGACCACCCTTTGTGATTTTGTTGAAATATTCCAGATCAAACTCGATTTTATCTTCTTTACGGTGATAAAACTCATATCGCTCCTCATAGTTCTGAAGATAATCGTGTCCGATATTATTATCAAACGATACTGCTAGAGCATCAGAAAGAATGCTTGGAATCGCATCACGATTTTTCTTATCATTATTTCCGTCAGCAATATGAATTGACTCCATAAGTGCCAAATAAATGGCACGATCTCTGCACCATTTTTCAGTTGTATCAAGCAACCACTGTTTTTCTACTGCACCATCATTCAGAGAAGCATTGATTTCTCGGATCTCTTTGACTTCAGTTTCATTGAGGTCAGTACGATTCTCTACCTCAATGTTGAGTGCTTCAATGGTGATTGCTGAACCATACTTAACAATGAATTGAACAATCTCCTCAAAAATGACCTTCTCCGCCTTTTGCTCAAAATAATCTGGTTGTATGAAAGGTATAACTTTTCGTGAGTAATCTTCATTAAATACAAGGTTCCTTAAAATAGTAGTTTCAATTCTTTCCATTATTTGTAATGCAAATAGGCACTCATAATATACTTTGGACCACTGATAGGAGGTTCACCCTTATGAGGGAACATCCAAAGTGGAGGAAACATAATTAAAGTTCCCTGTTTTGGTTGAATTTGAACATCTTTGAAAATAGTTTGACCACCACTTTCAACGTCATTCAAATACCACATAAACGATAAAAATCTACGGGCGGTCCCATAGTCTATCACATCTACGTGCGTATCAAACTGATCAACACCGTTTGGTTCGTACTTTTTAATACGAAATTGTTCTAGGGCGTGTTCTTCTGGGAATACACGCTTATCAACAAACTCATAATACTTATCACGATATTCAAAAATGTTTTTGATGATATGATTATGAACCTGACTAACTTCTTGGGTTAATTCACGATTTTCTGTAAGATTAAACTGAGTAAAGTTAGGTTTTCCTTCGTTATCAAGGCGCTCGTGTTTATCAGTAACCTGATCAAATAAACCAATTAAAAAATTACATATATCAGGTTCAAGAACATTTTCGTAAATATGAATGAAATCTTGAAGTTCATCCATAAGAGAATTCACCTTTAGCAATCACATCAAGTTTTTCCATCACTTCTTCAGTGAAATATTGCTGTGGGTTTTTGAGAATTTCCTTTGCGTAAATTTTCTTACCATCCATTTCATAACGCCCAGCAACATTCTTCCAGAGACCGCCGAGTTCCCCTAGTTCCAGAAGACCATAATAGCGATCAAGACCCCGCTCATCATAAAATAAACGGATTTCAACTTGCTGATTCTCCTTACTTAAACGTGACTTAGCAGTCTTTGCTTTGATAATATTTCCAATAACTTCCTTTCCATCTTTTTCTTTTGATTTGCTGAGATAAATGATAGTAGAAGCGGCATACTTAAGACCACTACCACCACCCATTTCCTTTGTAGGAACATAAGCACCGATAACGTCATAAGTGTGATTGGTTACAATCATTGGAATGTTTGCCTGCCCCAACTTAAGAGTAAGCATACGGAAAGCACCTTTGACAAGTTGCGATTTAGTCATATCACGAACTTGCTTATCATTCAGTGCATCAGTAATTTCTTTCTCAGTTGAAAGCATACCCAAAGAGTCTAACACAAACATACAGGGTTTTCGTTCTTCTACAGGTTTTTTTAAGTATAAGTCTACCGCTTTGAGTGCTTTACCACGAAACTCCTCCACTGTAACAACATTAACAACAACAAGACGAGAAGTATCAATTCCACGGGACTCTACAAGGGATTTGGTAATAGCGGCTTCAGTATCAAAGTAGAGACAATAACCATCGGGGTTATTATCAAGAAAATTCTTAACCACAGCGAGAGAGAAAAAAGTTTTTCCAGTAGAAGACTCTCCAGCAATAGCAGTAATCTTATTCCCAGATACACCACCAAATATGCTACCTGAAACCAGTGCGTTAAAAATGTATGAACCCGTGTCAACATAAGTCTCAGTCTCATCAATATCAGAAGCGAGTTTGGTATACTCGCCACCAACTTCTTTTACAATTTCTTTAAGAAAATCCATCAGCACACCATCCCGTATTGTTCACGAAGTATTTTTTTATAAGGTAAACCTTGTTCTTTAAGTTCTCTCACCAATTTAAGTTTATGATACAATGCAGCATCTCCACCAAAACCAAGTGCTTTTACAATAGTGTCAAGTTCTTTATCATTAATAGGCAAATCCATTAGGCAAAAAATAGTTCAAGGTTTACGGTTTTTTCCACATTCCATCCAATAGAATCAAGAATGGATTTTAGTGGTTCTACAAAACTCTTCTCAAATTGTAGTTCATAGTCAACATATTTGTCAAGACCAAGTTCTTTAGGAAAGTCTTGAATAAAAGAAATAATATTCTCTTGAATAATATTTGGTTTTTTAAGATAAACAAACTTGATTTTTTCACCATTAGCAATCAGTGAATACTTATTTGTAAGTTTTTTCTCCTTTATATAATGATTAAAAAGAAGTGCCCCACGAATATGAATGGGTGTTCCTTTGTTGTAGATATCTGATGATGAATGATATTTACGGACATCAGAAGCAGTTCTTGGAAAAGCAATTTCTTCTGGAGGAAGATTCTTAAATTCTTCACGACACTTATCAATAAAGTTAATTACATCTTCTTCAGTACCACTCATCATCAGTTTGAGTCCATCTTTAATCATCTTGCGACAAGGAGCAGGAGTAGAAGATTTAACTGCTTCAATACCCATCATCTTCAGTTTAGGTTCTTCATAACGAACACCTTCACTATCCCAGACATTGAGAATATAACGTTTCTTAGCAGTCCAGATTCCACGCTCGGCAATGTTCTCACGCTTCATCTGCATCTTCTGATCATAAGCATTCACATAGGTCGCCAGTTCTTGGTAGCAACCTTCAATATACTTTTCAAATTCCACCTGACAGACCTTATCAAGGAACGAAACAACGCTTTGAGTAGTTTTCTCTCTTCCCTTGTATACACTTTCAACCA